TCAATATTTTTTATTTTTATATTTTTAACATATTTTATATAATGAAATTTTTCAATAATAGTTTTAATATTAATTATGTCATTCATTAATTTATTAATTAAATTATAATAACTAATATTATTAGTTATTTTATCAATTATTTTATCAATACTACTATTTAATTTATTATCTATATTAAAATTTTCAAAATAATTATTAAGTTTTTCATTATCTCCGACATCAATAATATTATTAATTTCATAAGTACAAAAATTATTATAATTTTTTAAATAACAATCGCAAATATCCTGTTTATCATGGTCATTTATAAGTTTTTTATAATTATTGAAATAATAAATTCCAATAACATTTCCTTTTTCAAATTCAGATACTAATTTTATAATATTATTATTTTCATCAGCATAATATCTACATTTTTGAAAAATATTTGTCATTATGCAATTATTTTTAATTAAACTAAAATCAATATTTTCATCTGGAAATAAATCACACCAAGTAAGTAATAATTTTTGATTTTCTAATCCATATAATCCCATTTTTATTGTATAACTATTCTCTTCATTATTATTAATTTCAATATTACGAATTTCATAAGATATATTATCATATTTTTTAAGATAATATTCTATAAAATCATTATATTCTTTATTAATTAAAATAATAAAATTATTACAATATTTACTCCAATATTTAATAATTTTTGCTAAAATATTATCATTACCTAAATTTATTAATATTTTTGGCACATATAATGTCATTGGATATAAACGAGTTCCTTTTCCACATGCAACAATTACAATTTTATCAATTGATTTCATAAAAATTAATTAATAAATTATATTATATATTATAATTTAATTATAAACTAAATTAAATCCATGTACATTCAAGACCATATGATTCTGTTATAGTTTTCTTAAAACAAGAATTATTTAAGCAATAATATTTTACATTTTTATTAGAAATATTTATCCTATTTAATATAAACAAAGAACCACCATTTCCTTTAAAATATACTTCATTACAAATATTAGCAATAGCAGCATTAATAACCAAATTTAATGCATCATGTGATGGTAAAATATTTAAATCTTTTTCTAAACATATTAGATTTTTATTTTTTATTCCACATATTTTTGGAACAATAATTAAGCTCTCATTTTTATCTCTTAATATTTTTAAAATAAAATCATTATTAAATGATTCATTACAATCTTCAAAACCACACATAGAATTAAGATTATAGAAAAAAATTTTTTGTTTATTTTTATTTAATAAAAATACATTATTAATTTTATTTTCATAATCAATTATATCAATTTTTGGTAAATTAGGAATTAATTCTTTATAATCTGAAACATTAAAATTTAATAATATTTTAGTTGATAAATATATATTTTCAAATGCTGATTTTATAACATCTACACGATCTAATATTTCAATACAATTAATACAATTCAAATTCATTAAAACCCATAAATTTATATATAAATCTCCATTATGATAAGCCCATAATAAATTTTCAAAATAGATAATATCATTATATTCATTAATATTTGAAAAAAATTTTTTTTCTTTAAACCATATTAAAGGATGTTCTTTTAAAATTACATTACTTTGTTTTAAAATATCAGTATAAAGAAAAGAGGCACAAGCTGGAATTAAAACAAAATTTTGATTTGGATTTGAAATAATAATATTTCTTGCACATTCCATAGATGTTAAAACATCTCCATTATGATGAGGATTGTGTAAAATTATTTTCATATTTTATTTATTATAAATAATAAAATATTTATAAATTTACTAACAAAATTTATTATTTTTTTTAATATTATATAAAATTCTAATTTAATTAAAAAAAAATAGTTATTAACATTTATTGCTTGCTATTTTTATAAATATTTAATTTTTGATATTTTATTGAACTAATTAAAGGTGATATATTTAGATTAAAAGGTGCTTTCAAAATAACATATTTATATTTTTTTGAATATAAAATATTAATAATACTATAAATATAAATTTTACCTATTTTCAAATTGAAAAATTTAAAATTTTTATAATTTTTACCTCCCCAAGGTGGATCTAAAAAAAATATATCAGATTCATCTTTGATTTTATCTAAAACAGATAAAAAATTATCATTTATAATTGATACATTTTTAATATTTAATATATCTAAATTATTTTTTAAAACAGTGTAATGTACATTGTTTATCTCTATTGCAATAACACTTTTAAAAAACTTTGCAAAATCAACTGTATTACCACCTATTCCTGCTGTTGCATCAATTATGGTTATGTTTTTGGCTTTTTTATTTTCATTAAATTCTATTAATTTAATAATAATTTCAGAAATCCATTTTGCATCTTCATATTTTGAAATACTATATAGACCTTTATCAGTTATTTTTAAAATACCATTGTTCAATTTAGATTTTAAAATATCTTCTTTTGAAAAATATTTTTCTAAATCGAGATTTTCTAAAATTATTGGTTGAATATACTTCATTTCTTCAGTATTACTACTTTTTTCTTCATCATCATTATCTATAATCTCATTATGATTATTTATATTATCATCATCATTATTGTCAGTCTCCTCTTCACTTTTACTATCATCGCTTAAATAAAATTTATTTTTAGTTAAAAAACTATTCATTTTTAATATTTATAATATGTTTTAAATTTAAGTTGATTTTTTATATTTTTATAAAAGAAATATAAAAAATAATAAAATTTGAAATATATTATATTAAAGTATTCTATATATTATTAATATATATATAACTTATAAAACTATTAATGGGTGTTCCAACATTATTTATTCGTATTTTTAGAAATAAATATTATAAAAATGTTCATAATTCGCTAAAAATTGGCAAAGTTGATTGTGATTATTTTTTTATTGATTTTAATGGTATTATTTACACATGTTTTGATAAAATTAGAAAAACAATAGATGACAAAAAAGCATCAAAAAATAAAATTGAAGAATTAATAATTGAAGAAGTCTTGAAATATACCAAATATTTAATATGTACTGTTTTAAAACCAAATAAACTCACTTATATTTCATTTGATGGACCTGCACCCCGTGCTAAAATGGTACAGCAGCGATCACGCCGTTATAAAACTTATTATGATAAAATATATCATGAAAATGAAAGAGCTAAGAAACATGTTAATTTAGAACCAGGGATTGATTGGGATACAAGTGCAAATATTGCTCCTGGTACAGAATTTATGCAAAAACTAAGTTTAAAAATTCAAGAAGCCATGAAAGCCAAATTTTTTGATGAGCATAATGATAAAATGCAAGTTATTTTAAGTGACGCATCAGTTCCAGGTGAAGGCGAACATAAATTTTTAGATAGCATTAAAAAAATGAGAGTTAGTCCAAGTTTAAAAGAGGCAAAAGTTTATATATATGGAAAAGATGCAGATTTAATAGTTTTAGCAGTGTCTATTCATAAAAATAATTTATTTATATTTAGAGATGTTAAATCTGAATCAGATCAAGAATTAAAAAAAATATATATTGACCACGAATTCTTAGTTTTAAATATTGATAACTTGCGCACCGGATTCAATAATGAAATAACGAGGAATTTCCAAGGAGTCTCATTTAATAAAACGCGAATTTTAAATGACTATATTTTTTTAACATTTTTGGCCGGCAATGATTTTGTAATATCGTTGCCTTTTTTAAAAGTTAAAAAAGATGGATTGGAAAATTTAATTTCTGTTTATCATGAAATTAAAGTTAAACATGAAGATTATTTAGTACTCTACAATCATGAAGATGATGATACATCGAAAAATAAAAACAAAACAGTACCAGTGATAAATGTGCCTTTTTTTAAAGATTTGATTTATCAACTAAGTCAGAAAGAAGATTTTTTTATGAAAAATCACCAAAAAAATATTAATCGAATCATGAATGGACCCAAAGATGAACGACGGGTAGTGAGTGAAGCAGAACAATCGCCTTTTGAAATTTTCCAATCACGATACCAGCATTTAGAAGTATGTAATCCCGATCATCCATTATATGCAAAATATTTTCCAGATTATCAGCAAATAAATTATGGTCAAGATTATGAGTTATGGCGAAAAGAGTATTATAAATTTTATTTGCATATTGATGATACTGTTAATTCCGAGGAAGAGTATAATGAAAGTATTTTGAATATTGTACGTAATTATTTAGAAAGTTTAGTATTTACAATGAAATACTATTTTATTGGAATTCCATCTTGGACCTGGTTTTATAAATATAGAGTTCCTCCATTGTTTTCTGATATTTACAATGTATTAGAGAAAGAGTTAATTGATTTAAATTCAATAACATTTGATTTGGGGACACCATATACTCCGTTTCAACAACTAATGACTATCTTACCACCGCAAATGTCTGGTCTTATTCCGGAAGTTTTACGGCCAATTATGAATGATGATAAATTATTATGTACTCAATTTTATCCAATTGATTTTAAGATAGATGCAACATTTGGAATGAAAACAATATATTCAGAAGCAATTTTGCCTGAAATAGATGAAGAAATATTACTTCCAGCAGTGCGAAAAGCTGAAGAGAAATTGAGTGATCATGAAATGGAGAGAAATAGAGTCAGGGAACGTCCTGTTAAATGTTAGAAAATTTATTTTTATTATTTTATTGGTTATAATTTTTTTTTAATTTATTGTTTAAATTTTTTTTTAATTTATTGTTTAAATTTATTGTTTAATTTTTTTTATTTTTATCTATTTTCTAAATGAACTAGAGCAACTGTTTCATCAGTCATTCCAGCATTAAAAATTTGAGGAAAGCAATGAATTCCAGTATCAAGTGGGTCTTGATATGGATCAATTAAATAATTATAATACTGGCCTTCATTGCATGGTATGGATGGAACAGCGGATTTATCAATAAATCCCGGGGGTATTGGTTTATTTGTTTCAACTAATTTATTGGAACAATAATAACCGCTTGAAATATTTCCATTTGTCAATTTCCATGATTGAAATTCAGTTCCCTCTTTTTTATTAACATTTATTTCTGGATCCCATATACCATCATATAATAATTTTGGTTTTTTTAAGCAATATTTTCCATCTTTGAGTTCATTAACTTCTTCCATATACATATCATTTGAATATATTTTTCCAACATAATCATCATATTTATAAGGACTTAAAGGAATATTTGTTGCCGTTTGGAAATTAAGCTGTTCATAAGATTCATTGTCTAGTTTTCTACATTCATCAATGCGATTAACATCAGTTTCATCAAAATTATTTGAATTTTCAAAATTTTCTTTATCATTTGAAATAAAATGATCTAGAGATTTTTTTAATAGGTAATTTAACCCAAAAATAATTAATATTATAAAAATAATAATAATACCAATAGATAGAGAAAATGCTAATATCATATAATAGATATATATAAAATATATTATAAAATATTTTTTTAATAAATATTTTATAATATATTTTATAATATATATATATATATTATAATCATGGATCAAATCTATTTTTGGATTCTAATATTATTTATAATTATTTTAATATTAGATTATAGTGATAAATATTTTAATAAAAGAGAAAATTTTCAAAATAATAATAAAATATCTAATAGCACTATACCCCCCTATTATGAGGAAAATCGTTTAGTGACTTATGAACCACCTTATTCAACAAATGCAGTTAATTTCAGCACATCTGCTACTAATGCAAATTTAAATTTTAAGAATTTTACAACAAATGGTATAACACCTCCTTATTTAAAATGTCCGCCATGTAATTTGCAATTTGGATGTAGTAATTATCCTTATGAAGTTGATGGCAAAAATGAGAATGTTTGTAATACATGTACAGAAAAAATTAGTTTAGATAAAAATAATATGCCGGTTTATGCAAGGGCTAATGGAAAACCGCGTGTTTGTAGAAACTTAGATTGATTTTTTATGAGTTTTTTATTTTTTTTGATAATTATATTTATATATAATTATTAAAAAATTTTTTTTATTAAGTAAAATAAATTATTTATTTTTTTACAAAATTTGTTAATGAATAAGTACCTCCTCTTCCCCCTTCATCACCTCTACCACTACCTCCTCTTCCCCCTCTACCACCTCTACCACCTCTACCACCTCTACTCCCACCTCCACCCCTACTTCCACTTTCCTTCTTCTTATTTGTCAATAAGTAATAAATATGAAATAATAATGATAATAATGAACCTTGATTTTTTATTTTATCACCACTAATAGATTGAAATTTAAAATTTTCTCCTTCAGAATAACTAATTTCTTTTCTTGCTAAAAAATAAAAAATAATATTTGCCCTTTCTAAATAATTATCTGAAATAACTAATTCTCTTATTAATACATAAAGTTCCCTATAATTACTATCTTCAAAAAGCTTTTTTAATGGAAAAAGTATTTGAAGTTGTTTTTCCTTTTCATTCATTATTTTATTTGATTGCTTAATTAAACCTTTAACTTCATCAAAATTTTTTAATAAAAAAATAAATTGATCTTTATTAGGAACTATATTTCTTTTCGTAGAAAGATTTAAGACATTTTTATAATTATTAGGATTCTCCCATTTAGCTTGTAATGTAGAATATATTTTACCATATTCACAAGAATTTCCATTTTCAGGACCAATAGGACTGTATAGTGATTTTTTCATAAATTCTGCAACAAATTCAGGTTCATCTAAATAATTACTATTTAAAATTTGATCTAATAATTCTATTAAATCTTCTTTACATTTTTTAGATTTTGCATTTTGTAATTCATTTTCATTTTGTATTTCAACTTTTAATTCATAAATTTTTTCTCTAATAAGACTATCTATATTTCTTAAATATAAAATTTTATTTTTTATGAAACTGTGATTTTTTTTTTTCTCTTTCGCTTCTTTTAAAAGTTTTGTTGGAATTCTAAAAACTTCTCTTTTTTTTTTATTGCTATTCCATAATAGGCCATTTTCATTTTTATATATACTGCTATTTATATATTCGGAAATATCATTTTTATATGCATATTTTCCTTTTTGAGCTATTAATTTTATAAGATTTTTATTTTCTTCTCTTTCTCTTTTTTCTTTATATTTTTCAATAAGTGACTCATTAAAAAGATATTCATTATCTTCTTTTTTATAATTTGCCCATGATTTTTTACCAGAACTCATATTTAATTATATATATTTAATATATATAATTATTTTAATAAATTGTTATTTAATTACTTTCTATAAATTACAGTTTTTTTTATTTTTTTCATATCTTTCTTAATAATATTTTTAACTTTCTTTATTTTTTTCATATCTTTTTTAACCATTTTTTTTATTTTATCTTTATCAGATTTTATAACCGCGGCTTTTTTAACAATCTTTTTTTTAAGAGCAACGACTTTAGAAACATCATTTTTAATTATTTTAGATATTTTTTTACCCTCTTTTAATATTTTCGCTGCTTTTGTTGATTTCCCTTTTACTTCTTTTTTTTCCATAGATTCAGAATTACCCATTTTATATATTAATATAATATATTTTTTCTAAAAATAAATATTATAAATATTATTATATAATATATATAATATGAATAATAATTTTAATAAATTACTTAAAACTCATATTAAAATTGAAAAAGAGTATCCTTATTCTAATATTTATTTAAATAATAAAAACATAACTTCTAATAATTTTAAAAAACCAATTGGTTTATATGATCCACTTGGAAACAATATAAATCCTTTAACAAACGCGCCTTATGAAAATTTCTATGAAACTTCTGAAATAGAATACAAATCTGGTCCATTAGCTGGTCGCAAAACTAATGCGTCATATATAAATTTAGCTTATAATTGGACAAATCTTCCAGTTTATAAGCATATTACAGAAATAATAAAATCCATTAGAGAAAATCAAGTAACAATAATTATTGCCGGAACAGGAGTTGGAAAAACAGTTTTAGTCCCAAAATGCGTTTTGCAAGCATTTAATTTTAAAAAAAATGTAGTTTGCACTGTTCCTAAACAAAAAATTGCATCCGAAAATGCGATTTATTCAGCTAAATGTTTAGCGGTCCCTTTGGGGCATGAAGTCGGTTACTACTATGCCGGTAAAAAAGAGTATAATTCTAAAACAAAACTCTTTTTTACAACACCCGGTAGTTTGAAATCTATTATAACAAATGGCGAAACTGAATTTTTAACTCAATATGAAGCAGTTATAATCGATGAGATTCATGAGCGTTCTATTCAAACCGATCAATTACTTTTAATGATGAAACCAATTTTAGAGCATAGACCTGAATTCCGATTAATTTTAATGAGTGCTACTATTGATCCTGCACC